AAATTGAATGGATTGAATGGATTGAATGGATTGAATGGATTGAATGGATTGAATGGATTGAATGGATTGAGTGAACTTCCCTGTTCACTACTGCGAGGAAAAATACTTAATTACTGTTCTCTTCAATGATTTTAAGGATATCTTTTGCCATTTCTGATCTCTCATGGTGTGTATTTACATCTATGTAGTCATCATTTTTTGGATCGCTTAAAAACTTCTGAGATTTCTTCAAGACTTCTAAACAATATCCCTCTATTTTATTTAATTTGCTCATCTCAATTTATTGGTTTATATCCTAGTTTTATACATTCGTTGAAGTCTTTATCTCTTTTTGCTTTGCTCTTAAACCATTCGACTTCTTCGATTTCTTCATCTTGTATATAATATATGCCATAAATATATCCATTATTGTCATCACTAGGTTTATGGTCATACCAATTAGCTTTTTCTATTTGCATTTTATATCTCCTGTTAATTTCTTTAGTGTTTCTATTGCATTATCATAAGTGTGTTCTATCTCACTATTGCCATTCTGTATATCTTTCTGTGTGCCAATATTAAACCAATTATTTAACTCGCATATTGTATTCTTAATATCATCATCATTTTTTATATTGGCTACATCTCCATTGCTGTCATAATATTTTCTATCGCCTGATACATAGACATAATAATTTCCAAGCTCGGCTATTAAATTCATGTCATTATTTATTCCATAATGGTAAGAATCATTATGTTTATCTGATATTTTCTCTTCATGTATTATTAGTTCACTCATTATTATACTCCAATTTATTTGAGGGTAGATAGGTAGGATTTTTCAACCTTGCCTTAACTAAAATCCAAAGTTAAGCTATCTACCCCATGTTTTAAACCATACAGGAATATTTTGTTCATATCAAGCTGATTGACCAAATATTTTTTCAATTTCTCTATCAACCTCTAATTTCTTAGCTTTTGAGAGCATATTGTAGCTCAATCTACCTCTAACACTCCTGATCCTACTCCTTAATTTAGCTTTTTCAGGGTTGCTATGGTATCGTTGTCGTTCTTTTTCAAGCAATTCAGGATCATTGGCTCTCCTCTCCTTGAGTTTTGCATTGATTTTCTCCTTATTTTTTTCGTAATAGCTCATTTTTTCTCCTAAAATGGTGGTAGATCATCATCTTCTACTTGTTTTTTTCTTGCCTGTTCTTCTTGCCAATCTCTAAGATGTTGTGAGACTTGATGAGTTTCTCCTGTTCTCTTTTGATACTTCTCATCTTGATTGTATTCATCTCTATTAGGTTTAAAAGTGTTTACTTCTCCATAGAATTTACCACCTTTGCTCCTTTTAACATCAATGTTAACCCAATCATCATCATTGTTTTGACTTTCAAGATACTCAATCAACTCTTTTTTTCTAATGCTAACCTTGAAAAATATAAATTGTTTTTCACTAGTTTCTATGTTTTTTGTAAGATCGGTTTCATTAAAATACAAACCTTTACAAAATTCTTTTGTATTATCGTATGCCATTTTTATCTCCATAATGATATTCTTTAATTAATTTAATGCTTTCATCTACAATTTTGCCTTGATAATTATCAGGTTTATCAACTAAACCATTCGCTTTACCTTTAAGCAAACATTCTGCAAACTCACTTAAATTGCTGATTAGGTAATTGATAAAGTTTTGGTTGTAATCAATCTGCCATATTCTGCAAACTGTTGGTGTATAGTTTATTAAGTAAGTTTTCTCTATTTTTTTACCCAAACAAGATAAAATATGTTGCTGACCATAGACTTGTGGCAACCATAGTTTGTTAAAGTCCTCATACTTATCTCGCATTGAACATTTAACCTCTATGATTGTGGTTTCATCTTGTGAAATGCCATCAGGTGTTGTAGAAATACTTACAGTTTCCTTTCCTTTAGGTAAGTTAAGCCAATTTTGAATGATGTAATTTTGTTGATCTTTGAGATAGTCTTTAGGTATCTGCTTAAAATGTTTTACATAAAAAGCTATACCCATTTTCTCATTAAAATTTCCATGAGCAACATATTTCATCATGTGATTTGGTATTTGTGGCTCTTTACCTTGCAACTGTAATTCCAACATTTCTTTTCTTGGGTGGTACTGACCAAAAATATAATTAGCAAATTGGCTACTTCTTAGATTTAGGTTTTTCATTCTTCATCTCCAATTTATCTATTAATATCAATGCTTTAGCTAATTGTTCCTTGCTTGTTTCATTTGGATTTTCCAACTCTAATTCTTCAGGTGTGCCTGATCCATTGTGGAAAACTTGCATACCTAACCCAAAATATGCCATACATTTGACCATACATCTTTGCATACTGTCCTGAATATCATCAGCAGTAGGGTTTGTTATCGATTCGTAGCTGTTATTATAAACAGGCAACCAACAATGTTGGCTCAGATGATCTATTTCTATCCTACAATGCAACATCATTGATTGATCGGCATATACCTCGTTAGGCAACCAAATAACCCTATATTGAGGATAAAAATGGCTCATAATTGCCCTAGCATAATGCCAAGGTATATAATTACCAAATCTTCCCTTATCTTTTTTTACATAAGGACTAACATCAACCTTACTTAATGTTTCCCAAACTTCCTTATATGTGAGGGAACTTTTGGGTATTTCTTGTGGTATCATTTCAGGATTATTCATTGACCACCTCTAAGTTTTCTTGCTCTAACAAAGATATAACTCTGTAAACCCTACTTGGATTGATTTCCTGTAAAGCGTCTTTGAGCTGATATGCTTGTTTTTCTGTTGGTAGTTCTGTGTTTTGTGTCATAAACCAATCAGTAGAACTTTCACTATATTTTTGAATGATTATAAATTTCATATTGTTCTCCAAAGTTAAAATTAAGGATAGATAGACCCTCTTTGTACATTGGTTTACTATCCGATAGAGTGCATTTAATCTATCTATCCTATAATATATGAGATTATATGAAATATTTGGTTTTGTCAAAAGAAATATTTATATTAGATAAAAGAAATATCTTGTAATAATCCCCTATATAATATATATATAATAAATGAGTATGGAAAAACAAAAACAAGGACAAAGAAATATATATATTATTAAATATATATATAAAGAAAAAACTCTTTTTTAACATTTTTCCAATCAAAAAGCAAATAGGAGTAGATTATGAGTGAATATAGAGATTACATAGAACAAAATTATGATGATATATTGGTAGAATGGCAGAAATATATTATTCAAATCAATGAAGTTAGATCTTCTTTTGGACTTCCTGACAAGGTGTTTTCAAGCGAAGAAAAAAAAGAATTTGAGAGACAGTATGTAGAGGAGAGGTCAATATGAGTGAAAAAATTACATATCAAGAATATGGAGATACTAAAACAGAATACATAGATCAGTATGGAGATAAAATGTCAGATGAAGAAATTGAAAAATTAAGAGAGCAAGAAGAACAAGAGGTAAGCAATAATGATTAGACTTGGAGATGAAATGCTTGAAAAAGCAGTACATAAAATATCAGAACTTGGTCAGGAACTAGCTAAATGGGAGAGTTTATACGAAAAATATAGCCAAGAGATGAAATATGAGAGGGATCTAGCATACATTGACCTTATGAAAAATAAGATGACAGCTACCGAGAGAACTGCTATTGCCAATACTCAACCCCAAGTAGTTAAGTATATTGAGCTTATGGCAGAGTCTAAGGAGAAGTACATAGGATTAAGACATAAGATAAAAAGTGCTGAACTCTTTTGCGACCTTTTCAGGACTCAATCTGCAAACATCAGGAGAGAGAAAAAATTTTATCAGGAATTAAGTTAGTGCTACAGGTCAATAAAATCAAGGGGCTTGACAATAAAGAAATATTCTGTTATAATGAATTATCTCCAATAGCGAGGGGAATGGGCGAAAAGATTAGCAACCTGAGTACAGAACCTCATACTAGGGAGATACAAGGAAGTGATAAGGTTGGTTGGTGGTTTTCATATGTGAGGATATAAATATGATTGATAGACTTATGAAAATTAAATCAATAATTAACAAAACAGTTCCCCCAGTGGACTATCAAAAATTTGTTAACCCTATTCATCAAAAAATGAGAGATGAAAATAATAATACTTTACCAACATTTAAAGAATGTGTAAGTGCTATTAAAAGATTCTATCGTATGGAGATGAAAAAATCATTACCAAGCCACTATACATTCAAAGAAACATCAGGCAATAGACATACTTGGTGTAGAGGAAGTATTTGGAAAATAAATTCTCAATGTACTTGGGAAGATATTATTCATAGTGCTTGTCATTGGATCGAGTATAGGAAGTATGGTAGTGAGGCAAAAATACATAATCTTAATTCCTTTAGAATGGAAAGAAGATTTGTTGAGTATGCACATAAACACAAATGGCATATGGGTACTTTGATAAAGACGACCAAACCGAAAGTTGAAGTTAACAAAGACGCTTTGATGATTGATAGACTTGAGAAAAATATAATTTCTTGGGAAAAGAAAATCAAAAAAGCCAACACTTTCATCAAGAAGTATTCTAAGAAATTAAAATACTACAAGAAGAAAGTTGCCGATGGCATTGTTGCTAAACCTAGAGCCAAGGGATATAAGATAGAATCTTATAAACAGAAAGCTGAAAGGTTGCTTGAGCTTAATCCTGAGATTAGTTTACAACCATTTTATGAAATGGAAGATACTGATAAATTTTTTCCATGTAAAATACTTCAAGTAAACGATAAAAATTGGGATTATGACAACGACATGGAATGGTGTAGTGCCGAACACGAACACTATTCTTGGAAACCACTATATGAAGAAATACTTTATTATAGTGTAAATAAATAACTTAACTACTGATCAACCTTATTACTTAATTAAACAAAACAGGAGAACATGATGAATATATTAAAAATTAAAGACTTGGTTTATCAAGTGCTAGAAGAAAATCCGATAGCTAGGGATAATGACAATGTACTTGTGGCTATGGTTTGGTATATGCAATTAAATAATATGGGATATCAAGGCAGTAGAGACTTTATGACTATTTTGGGAGTAGATGAACTATCTAAATATGAGTCTATTAGTAGATGTGCTAGGAAAATTAAAGAAGATAATCCTAGTTTAAGAGGTAGTAATTATACCCAAAGACAACAAGAGCAAACATCTGTGGTAAGACAGATTAGGAGTTTTAAATAATGGCAAACTTTTTACACGAGTTTTTTAAAAAAGAAAAAGACCTAGAGAAATATGTTGAAAATGCTATGGCAGAACAGGATCAAGCAGTTATGAGATTATCTCAACAAAGAAGATTAATTCATAACACATTGGAAAGTATATCCATGTTGTTAAGTAATCAGGATATTGCTGAGTTTACTGATAATAGAGATTATGTTCATTTAACAAAGTCTAAAACAATATTGGAAGAATGGTTGAAAAGAATAGACAGGCAAATTGATCTCATCTAAAATGGTCAAATGCCTAAACCTAAAAAAGAAATCATAAAACAATATGAAAAGATGATAGCATTTGGGTGTGTAGTATGTAAAAAAATGTATGGCATCTACACTCCACCTTGTATACATCATTTTACAGGTGCAGGAATGGGATTGAAAAACAAAGAAAAGTTCATACCTTTATGTCATCATCATCATCAAGGAAAAGAGGGAATACACCATATAGGTAAATTTACTTGGGAGGATCGTTTCGGAACTCAAGAAGAACTGCTAGAATATTATAAGGAACATGAAAGCTGAGTTATTAACATTGCTGATACCCTCAACTCAATCATTTGAGCTATCCTCTACCCACCATAATAAAACCACTTCCGAAGATATCAATATGCTTTTGTCGTATTCTAATCTGGATAAAAAAGAATATAGTCTTTTATTGATGAAGTATGTAGATGATAAGACTTCTGAGAGTACATTGTTTGATGAATTATTTGATGAAGTGTGCGAGATTTTTTTAAAAAGAGAAGTGCCAAAAGAATGTGGAATGATAAGGAAGTTTCTTAATACTGCTATTATTGAGTGTTGTGTTGAGAAGTGTGTGGTATGTCAAGGCACAGGATATTTAAAGACAACCAATTCTATTGATAAGTGTCCTCATTGTAATCAAGGAAACTTTATTTATGATGACCATGTTAGATCTTCGATCATGGGAGTTAAAAAAAATTACTTTATGAAATACAAAAAAGAGTATGAAAGTATTATTGAGAAGATTAATACGATTGAAAACTCGGCATTGAGCAAGATAGGTGATACATGATAAGAGTAAATTTAGATACTTTGAGGAAAAAGAAAGTAAGAATTACACAATTAGATGGTAAATTACCTAATTTAGCTTTAATGAAACTATCGCATTGGCATAAATCTAAGGGAGATGAAGTTTATTTTACACGATCTGCAAGAAAAGAAGTTTTTGAAAATGATTATGATGTAGTTTATGGATCAACAATATTTCAATTTTCAGAAAAAAAACAGCAAACATTCCTTGATGAATTTCCAAATGCAGTCATTGGGGGAACAGGTACAGATAATAAAATAAGAATAGAAGATATAATAAATTTAGAGAGATACGAGTATTTTGACTATGATCTATACCCTGATTACCAGAACAGCATAGGTTTTTCACAAAGGGGGTGTAGATTAGCTTGTAAATTTTGTGTTGTTCCTAAAAAAGAGGGGAAGAATAAAAGCAATAGTGCAATACAAGATATATGGAGAGGAGATCCTTGCCCTAAAAATATAGTTTTATTAGACAATGATTTCTTTGGACAACCAAATTGGCAAGAAAAAGCTAAAGAAATGATAGAGGGAAAATTCAAAATTAATTTCAGTCAAGGCATCAATATAAGACTTATTGATGAGGAGTCTTGCGAGATGCTACCACAAATTAATTACAGATGTTCTAAGTTTAAAAACAAAAGAATATATACTGCATGGGATAATTTGGGAGATGAAAAAATATTTATGAAAGGTGTTGAAAGATTGACTAAATATGGTGTACCAACAAGTCATTTGATGGTTTATATGTTGATCGGATTTAAAAAAGGGGAAACTATGGAAGATATTTTGTATAGGTTTAACAAACTTAGAGACTTGAAATGCTTACCATATCCTATGGTTTACGACAGAAACAACAAAGAATTGAAGAAATTTGCTCGTTGGGTTATCCAAAGACATTATAAATTTATTGAATGGGAAGATTTTTCACAAGAAAACAGAAATAAATTTTATAGAGATCAAAAAAAATCTGAGGATCAAATGGATTTATTACACAATAATTGTGTAGTGTCGGCATTATCTGAAACAGGTGATACATGAAAAAGAATTATTATTGTTATAGAGCCACAGTTGTATTTAGTGGGTGTACCCAAGCAACAGATGAAAAAGATGCAATAAGAAAAGTAATTGCTGACTCAGAAAGATTACCTGAAACAGTTTCTTTTAAAGAGTCTGAGGTTAAAGTTAGAAAATTACAGAAAAAACCCAAAAAAGGATTATACCATGATGCCAAATACGAATGGTGATGAGTTATTAAAGATAGATGGTTTCGATGAAGCCATAATAGGTGTGCAAGAATGTATTGAGCCAAAGTTAGTTTATGACATTAATAAAATTGCTCAAATATTAATTAAGAAAGATGGAATGACAGAAGAAGATGCTTACGATTATATTTCTTATAACATTACTTCTGCTTATGTAGGTAAAAAAACTCCAATATTAGTAAAAACAGGTAAATTAGAAGATTTTATTTAAAATCGGACTCCATATATACCCCTAAAAGCCATTTTTATTGATGTCCATAGGTGTTAGTACCCTCTAATTTATCAATCTCTTTTTGGTGTCTTTAAGCTCGTTAGGTTTGATATCTATACTTTCATCTTCAATATCTTCTATATTTTTAAGTTTTGGATTGAGATTTGGCATAGTTTTCAATAATTCTTGTAATTCTTGCATTAATTCATCATCTGACTTAGAACTCATCTTATCAACATTGAGATTAATGTTTTGTGAATGATAGTTTCCTAACTCTAAAATAAGTTTGGCAGTATTTAATCTTACTGAGTCTTGTTCTGATCTGAGTAAATCTTGAAGAACTGTTATTGCCATACCTGATGTAGAAGATATACGATCTTCATTCCTCTCTCTAATTTCTACTGCATACTTTTTCTTTAGATACGATCCCATTTGTCTTGGACTTTTATCTTTATCCCAACCTGCTTTAATGCAAGATTGTGTAGCATTTCCCTGAGTATCTCCCTCGCAGTAAAATTCTACAAATTTCATTTCTTTTTCTTTATCAATTTTTTTTGGCATAATATTTACCTCTTGATTCTCTGAGCATACACATAAATATTAAATTATTTTTTGTCTATTTTTTCTACCCATTGTCTTACTTTTTTTATTGCCGATTGTGGTAATGGCAAATCTTTTCTGTATTTAATCCATGTTTTATCTAATACTAAACTACCATCTATATCCGTACTTTCTTCATCTCCTGATATATGCGATACAATAGTTATAGTTTTTTCATCTTCATGTACTACTAACCCAATACTTATACAGTCTGCTAATTCGTGTTTTAAATCTTTAATATCAGTCCATGAAGATGTCGGTGTAATCGCATCTTCCCAGTTAATAAGTGTAAGTTTTGGTTTCATTTTTTCTTTCTTAGAAAGGTTAAATAATCTGCACCTTCTTCTACTTCCCAAAATATCTTAGTAAAGTCAGGGTGTATATCAGGTAATCTTGTATTAAATACTGCTACTGCACATGGCGACATCATTCTGTTAGGCATATTTAACATCTTTGCATAATCATCGTATTTTTTATATGAGCCAACTTGAACACAATGCATTACAATATTTGAGTTTGCATCTTTAACAGGCATATAACCTGATACATGCCTATGTCCTGCCATTAATAAATGGTCTCTTGAATTAAAAAGTGCATGTCGAACTATTGCATGAGCTGTATTGTATATAGAGTTTCCTCTAAAGTTATGTGCACAATTTACTCGTATTTTATGTTTAGGTAAGTTTAATCTAACTCTTATGTTATGTGGTTTATATGTAGTTTTAAGTGGGCGACAAATCCATTTAAGAGGATCACCATCACCTGACCACATATCGTGATTACCTGCAACAATAAATAACCAATCAGTATATCTTATTAACCATTCAGTAAGTTGAAATGCTTGTGTGCTAGTAGTTGATTGTTCTGCCCATAACCCTGCAAGTTTTGTTCTTCTTGCCCAGTTGTTCTGCAAGTCGCCTACATTACAAGCAAACATACCATCAGTTTTATTAGTAATATCTAAATGATTTACAACCGAAGGCATATCACAACCATCATCATCTATATGAGGATCGCCCATAATATATAATCCTATCGGTTTATCATCTTTAATTCTTATATTTAAAAATTCTTCGTTCTTTTCTCGTTTTTCTTTACGATTAAAAACATCAATTCTTTGTTGTATCAACTCATCAGTAGGTATTTCTTCTTCTGTAAATGGATTTTCTACTTCAAAATTCATACATTTTTTAGGGTGGACTGTTTTGTGTCCACAATCTCTACATTGATATCTTTGTGGTTGTCCTTGTGTTTTTGTATCTTTACCCCTTTTTATTAAATGTGTAGAATTACATTTAGGACAACTTAATAAATTGTTATCCTCATCGTGCTGTTGTTCAATTAATTTAGTATAATTGCCACCAGCATCATATATTGTGGTCATTTATCTAACTCCTTGATTAAATAATCAAGATACCATCGTGCTTTCTTTAAATCTTGCACAGGAGTACCCTTATATGGGAATCTCGTTACATACTTTATTATGTTCCCACAAACATAATCCATATCCCAACTTCGTATGTAATCAATAGTTTCTATCCCTTTCGTATAATGATTAGGGTGGTTTATTACATCTTCATTCTTTTTCTTTTTCTTCATTAATCTTCTCCAAAACTTGATCGTATGGGATTGGTATATATCCATCTTCCCATTCAATACCACCATAAAGATAATCTTCTCTTGATTCAAGTTTACCTTTTATGCTGATTCTAGCTTTGGGATCAATTAAAAAGATTGCATGAATGAACTCCATCTCTCTTGTTGAGAAAGGAACTGCTCTCGCATACACAATCATTCTCCTGAGTAAGTCGATACCAATAGGTATATAATTACTCCTATTATTAATAACTCGAAGATACTAACTTCAGGTCTTAAATACTTAGTTTTTATTCGCATAAAAAACCAAGAAAAAAATTCAGGATAATAAACAACAAATAATGCCAATAACATCGACACTATTAAGACTTCAAATATCATTGTGATAAAGGATTTTTATTCTTTTTCTGTAATGATTCTATGTCTTTTTTAATTGCTGTTATTTCTTTAGGATCTACCATTTTAGATTCAAGCACCTCTACCCTTTGTATGAGTTGCCCTTGAAATACAAACAATGAAGCGATTGCAATTACTGCACCGATTGCTCCTGTTATTGTCTTGATGTCCATAGTCTGTCCTCGTAGTATTGATTTGGGTAAATATCTCTATTGTCTGTGTATATATTATTAATATAAGAATCAATATTAATATTTACTAAATTAGGTTGCTTAAATATGTCTGTGTTTACTTTAGTATAGCCAGTAATCATATCGTTATTTGACATAACTTTAGCTACTAAATTCTGTGTTAAAATTAATTGTTGGTCTATATCTAGTGTAGTCTTTGCTATCTGCTCTGAGAT